TTATTGTTAATATCATTAACCAAGCAGTGAATGAAAAGGGTAAAATGGCGATAGTATGAGTGGAGCATTACCAAAAACTAATTTTGTTGCAGTTAATCTTAAAAGTAATCAAAAAACTTTGTTTAGTGAAACTGATAGTGGCAAAACATTTAGGAGGCAAATCCAAGGACAACATTTTAGCTTTACAATACAATACCCACCTATGACTAGAGCAGATTTTGCCCCAGTAATGGCATTTATAATGAAACAAAGAAGCAGAAAAGAAGACTTTACTGTAACATTTCCAAGCTATTTAAATGCTCAAGGTAATGAAACTGGTACTTTACTGGTAAATGGTGTTCATGCAGTTGCAGACACTACGATTGCGATTGATGGTTTCGCAGGAGATGGTGCAGGAAGATTAAAAGCAGGAGATTTTATTAAATTTTCTCATAATAAAGTTTATATGGTAGTAGAAGATGCAACATCATCAAGTAATGCTTCTACAGTCACTATAGAGCCACCATTGAGAGAAGCATTAGCAAATAATAGTTCAGTTACTTATGATTCAGTGCCATTTACAGTTTATTTAACTAGTGATGTACAAGAATTTAGTGCAGGACAAAGTGATAAAGATGGTAATTTATTATTTACTTATGAGTTTGATGTAAGAGAAAGTTTGTAAATGGCTAGAGGTTTAACAAGTGCAGTTAAAACAGAACTAGCAACTGGGATTATTGAGCCAGTTATATTATTAGAATTTGGATTTGCTACACCAATTTATTTAACTAATGCAAGTTTTGACCTTACATCAAGTGTTTCTGGTAGTTCAAGAACATACTCAGCTAATGGGCATCTTAAAAATATAAGTGCAGTAAGCGAAACAAACAAACCTACCAAAAACTCATTGATTATTAGTTTATCTGCTGTAGACCAAACCTATTTATCTGTAGCTTTGAATGAAAATATTATAAATGATGATGTGCATATTTATAGAGGTTTTTTAGATTCAAATTTAGCTTTGATTTCAGACCCATTTTTATTATTTTATGGAACAATAAATGATTACAAAATTACAGATAGCACAACAACAGCAAAAATAGTTTACACTGTCACTTCACATTGGGGTAATTTTAGCAAAACATCTGGAAGAACTACCACAGATAATTCACAACAAAGATTTTTTTCTGGTGATAAAGGTATGGAGTTTTCTGCTTTGACTGTTAGAGATATTAAGTGGGGTAGATAATGAGCAGTGTTCATATTTACAATGCCGAAATAAAAGATGTTGATAATATAATTGATTTATTATGGAATTATAAAAATGAAGAAGGAAAACATTTACCAGTTGTAGACAATAAAAAAGTCAAAAATTCAATAATTATGTTTTTAAAAAAAGGTCAAATAATATTGTTAAAAGATTTGGATATAGAAGAATTAATAGGTTGTGCGATTTGGTATAAAACAAGTTACTGGTTTAGTTCTCAAGAATGTATAAGTCTTCATACAATATATATTAAAAAAAATTTTAGAAACTTTAAGTTAGTAAATACTCTTATAAATTCAATAAAAAAAGTTGCAAAAAATTTACCAATTTATCTAACTGTTACAACTGGTAACGACACTGAACCAGTTTTCAAAAAATTAGGATTTGAAAAATTAGGCTCAAATTGGAGATATAATTAATGGGCAATATTATTGAAGATATTATAGATATTGGTTCAGATATAATTGATGGTGCTGTTGATTTAGTTGAAGATGTCATATCTTGGATAATACCAATGCCAGACATACCAGATTTTAGTCAGTTACAACAAGATTTAGATGCACGAGGGGTTTTATTAAATAAAAAAAATGCAAATGGTGCAATACCGATTATTTATGGAACAAGAAAAGTTGGTGGTAATATTGTATTTTTAGAAACATCTGGCACAGATAATCAATATCTTTACATGGCTTTGGTTTTAAGTGAAGGCGAAATAAATGATATTACATCAATATTTGTAAACGATAATCAAGTTACATTTACTGGAGATTTAACTGATAATACTCAAGTGACTGTTGCAAGCAGTGATGCTAATTTTTATGATGGCTCAAGTTTAATTACAGTAGAACCACATTTTGGTTCTGATGACCAAACTGCATCAAGTTTACTATCAACCCTGAGTTCATGGACAAGTAATCACAGACTTAGAGGGTTGGCATATTTAGCTATAAGGTTTGAGTGGAATAGGGATAAATTTGGTTCATTGCCTACTGTTCAAGCTATTGTTCAAGGTAAAAAAGTTTATAATCCAAATTTAGATGGTTCTATTACTGGTGGTTCTGGAAGTCACAGAGCAGATACAAGTTCAACATGGGAATATTCAGATAATCCAGTTTATCAATTATTAGATTACCTCAGAAACGATAGATTTGGTATGGGAATTACCAACAGTTATTTTGATAGTAACTTTGCTGATTGGCAAATAGCAGGTGATGTTTGTGATGCAGATATAACACCCTTTAGTGGTGCTAGTGCTATAGATTTAATGGATAGCCATACAGTTATAGATACTTCAAAAAAAGCAATAGATAACGTAAAAAGCTTTTTAAGAGGTTGTAGAGGGTATTTGAACTTTTCGGCAGGTAAGTATAATATTCTTATTGAAACATCTGGTTCAGCTTCTATAACCCTTACAGAAGATAATATTATTGGTGGTATATCTGTTACAAGTAAAAATAAAAATTCAAGATATAATAGAGTTATAGTTAATTTTATAAACCCAAGTAAAAGTTATCAATCAGATACAGCACAATTTCCACCAGTTGATGAAACTGGTTTGGCTAGTGCAGACCAACATTCAACAATGAAAACAGCAGATGGTGGTTTGTTACTAGAAGGTAAGTTTGATTTTCCAATGATAAATAGCCCTTATCAAGCCCAAGAAATGGCAGAAATAATATTAAGAAGGTCAAGAACTAGTTTAGATGTTTCGCTTAAAGCTGATGCAACAGCACTTGATTTATCAGTTGGTGATTTGGTAAACATAACCCATGCAACACCTAGTTTTTCTGCCAAACCTTTTAGAGTTCAAAATTTAACAATTAATTCAGACCATACAATCAATTTACAATTAACTGAACATCAAGATAGTTATTATACATTTGGCACTCAACAAGAGGTTGCAACTATACCAAATACAACCCTACCTAACCCTTTTTCAGTGCAACCACCAGCAAGTGTAACATTATCAGACCAATTAATTCAATATAATGATGGAACAGTTATTGTTGCTTTAGATATAACAGTTGGTGCAAGTCCAGACCAATTTGTTGATTTTTTTCAAGTAGAGTACAAACTTAGTTCTGAATCAGATTTTATAATATATGCTCAAGGTTCTGGATTAACACATAGGGTATTAAATGTTATAGACCAATCAACCTATAATGTAAGAGTGAAAGCAGTAAATAGTTTGGGAGTTTCATCAACATATGTTTCTGCATCAAGAACAATAGTTGGGGCAACTGCACCACCATCTGATGTTACAGATTTGTCATGTAATATATCTGGTGAAGAAGCACATTTATCATGGGAAGCTGTAGGCGATTTAGATTTAGCTTTTTATAATTTAAGATTTTCAGAAAAAGTTGATGGTACTGCAGATTGGCTAAATAGTGTTGCTTTAGTTGAAAAAATATCAAGACCTGCAACATCAATAACTGTTCCTGCTAGGCAAGGCACTTATTTAATAAAAGCAGTTGATAAAATTGGTAATGTTAGTCCAAATGCTACTGCTATTATTTCAAATGTTACAAGTGCTTTAAATTTTAATGCAATTACTACTCAATCAGAACACCCAACATTCGGTGGCACTTTTACAGATACAGTTTTAGTTGATGGTGCAATTGAATTAGATTCATCAGAATTATTCGATTCTGCTAGTGGTAATTTTGATGACGAAACAGTAAGAACTTTTGACTCTGGTGCAACTAATGCTGATTTTTTATCAACTGGCAGTTATGAGTTTGCAGATGTAATTGATATTGGTGCAAAACATACTGCAAGAATAACTGCATCAATTACACAAACTGCTGACAATCCAGATGATTTGTTTGATGCCAGAAGTGGAAACTTTGATGATGCAAGTTCAAATTTTGATGGAGATGCCCCAGTAAATCAAAATGCTCATATAGAAATAGCAACAAGTGATGATAATGTTACTTACACTGATTTTAGGGGTTTTGTTATTGGGGAATATGAAGCTAGATATTTTAAATTTAAAGTTGTTTTAATCTCGAGAGATTCAGCAACAACACCAGTTGTATCAGAAGTTTCAGTAACTGTTGATATGAAAGATAGAATTTTTAGTGGCAATGATATTGTTTCTGGAACATCAACTAAATCAATCACATTTACAAACCCATTCAAAAGTGCTAATTTTGCAGTAGGTATAACTGGACAAGGTATGGCAACTGGCGATTATTTTACAGTATCAAATA